TTTACCAATCATTATATATTTTATTTGATTAGTTTTTAATTTATAGTAAATGGCTTGGTGGCTTACTGAATGTAAGGTTGCGAACTCGCTAACTGATAATAAATCTTTCATATTGCAAAAATACAAAATAATATTGATAGTTGCAAAATAAATTTAATATAATTACATTTGTCAATCAAATCAATAATCGATAAACACTTCGCGGATAACTATACTTATTATAAAAGTGTATGTAAAAGATATTACAATGGCCGGTACCTGGCTGAAGATTTATTACACGAACTTTATTTAAAACTAAGTAACTCGAACCCCGAACAAATAGAAAGGTATCACAAAGCAAATAAATTAAATTGTTTAGGGTTATTAATAATTAAAGACTTATTTCGGCATCGGACTCAAAAGCTATTCCACATAGATGGCAATACTTCTAATTTATTTGAAGCAGCTAACTTTGAGATATTAGATTTTAAACAAGTTGATGAGGAGTACTTTCAAATAGATGAAATATTAATTGATAAAATAAAAAATTGTATCTTTGATGGGTTACTAAACCAGGATCATGATATTGAAGTTTTTGTAATGGCTCAAATCGAACCATTATATAGAATGGAACAACGAACTAAAATAAATCGGAGTAGCTTAAAGAAAGCTTACGAGAACGCAAGGATTAAACTTAAAAACCAATTAAAATGAAAACACAAAACTTAAATCACATTAAAGAAAACGTTGAACTATTCAGAATGTGGGTAGCTAACAACGAGCATTTACAAAACTCAATGGATGTTTTACAGCCAGTTATTGAAGTTTACAACGAGGAGTTCCCGCAACAAGCTATCGGACTATCAAACTGCAAAGAATGTTTATTAGATATGCTTAGATGGGCCATAAGCCAAACTAAAGAAGAAGTTAAAAAGAAAAAAAATGAAATATAATTATATTACTTACACAACTTTAGTTCCAACATTTGACTGTTATACCAGTAGTCTTATTGGAACCTTCTATATAATACTTAATTAATATGAATATAAGCTTTGATTACGATGTATTGACATCGGAAAATAAAAAAGAACTGTTAGAAAAAAAAGCAGTTATTTACATAGTTTCAGCAGTACAAGATAAAATGACACTATTCAAAGTAGCTTATGAGTTAAGCATTCCTTTTTATAGAGTTTATGCAACTAGAAGCAAACAAGCAAAACTTGCTAAGATAAAAGAACTTGACATATCGGAGCATTACGATTATAAAAATAATGTTAAAAAGAAAATACAATACGAATCTTACAATGACTACCCTAAACAAGCTGTTGAAAATGCAAAGGTAGCTTTAAGATGGGCCGAAGAAAACGGGTGGGGTGATTGTGGAACTCCAGTTGGTAAAGCAAGAGCTAATCAACTAGCTAATAACGAACCAATAAGCGAAGATACAATTAGCAGAATGGCAAGTTTTGAAAGACAAAGACAAAATTCCGAAAGACCATTAGGTGAAGGATGCGGTCGATTAATGTGGTTAGCTTGGGGTGGTGATGCTGGTATTGAATGGGCAAGTAGAAAACTAAAACAAATTAGATTAAAAGAAGGGGTTGATCATTATACTAAAGATGGCAAATTATACACAGGGCCTACTCATAAAGATGCTAGCGGTAAATTAATGACTGGAGCAGAACATTCATCGGACTCACAATATTTATACCATATCGAAGATTTATAGAATGGCAAAGACTAAAGAACTGACTATTAAAAAGACTTTCGGTAAACGAAAGGTCGGTAAAGCAAAGAAATCAATTTGTAAACGAGATCGTAAAACTAAAACTTATAAAGGACAAGGATGAAAATAGAATTAAAAAAGCTAAGCGATTTAAAGCCAGCTCCATATAATCCAAGACAAAGTAATGCCGAACAGGAAAAGCAATTAAAAAGCTCACTTGAAAAGTTTGGAGTTGTCGAACCTATTATCTTTAATAAACAAACAGGATTTATAGTTGGCGGACATTTTAGGATAAGAGAATTAAAAAAGTTAGGTTATAAAGAAATTGAATGTGTAATAGTTGATTTAAACGAAGCGGATGAAAAAGAATTAAACATAAGATTAAATGCTAATACAGGAAGTTGGGATTGGGATGAGTTGGCTAATAATTGGGATAGCGAATTGTTATCGGACTGGGGATTAGAAATACCTGGATTCGAACCTACAATATTAGAAGCTGAAGAAGATGACTTTGAAACACCTGAAGGAGGAATAGAAACGGATATTGTTTTAGGGGATTTATTTGAGATAGGAGAACATAGATTACTTTGTGGGGATAGTACGGATAGTGATGCAGTAGCAAAGTTATTAAAAGGTAATAAAGCAGAATTACTATTTACAGACCCTCCTTACAATGTAGGATTTAATGGACGAAGTGGTAAGTTTGATGTAATTGAAAACGATGATTTGAAAACTGAAGACTTTGATAAATTTATTGAAGAGTTTGCACAAACAGTACATACTTTAGAAATACCTTTAAAATATATTTGGTGTAATTGGAAGTTTTATGGCACTTTACAGAAACATTTTGAATTAAATGCTTGTATAGTATGGGCAAAAAATGTATTTGGTTTAGGAAGAGGTTATAGACACCAACACGAGTTTTGTTTTTTTGAAGGTAAATTAGATGATGGGATAAATAATGAAACAGATTTATGGGAAGTTAAAAAGGATAGTAAATATATGCATCCTACACAAAAGCCAGTAGAATTATCTGTAAGAGCATTAAACAACCATAAGAAAGCAAAAAACATTCTTGACCTATTTGGTGGTAGTGGCTCAACTTTAGTAGGAATACATCAATCAAATCGAATTGGTTATATAATGGAATTAGACCCAAAGTATTGCCAGGTAATAGTAGACCGAATGAAGAAGTTAGACTCATCGATTAAAATTAAAAGAAACGGAATTGAATTAAAGTAATCACCGAAACTACACCGAATGAATAAAGAAGATAATTTAAAACCACAATGGCAGCAAGGCGAAAGTGGTAATCCAAATGGCAGACCAAAGGGAAGTAAAAACCGAGCTACAATAGTTAAGAAATGGTTAGAGGTAAATCAAAACTTAAAGAATCCTTTAACAGGTCAAGATGAATTTTTAACACAAGAGGATTTAATTACTTTGGCAATTATCAAACGAGCAAGGGATGGTAATGTAAACGCTTACAATGCTTTAATGGATAGTGGCTATGGCTCACCAGCTCAAACAGTAAATCAAACAATAACTGAATATCCAATATTCCCTGGAATAGATTTGAATGTTGATAAAGACGACAGCTCAGCGGAAGATATTTAAACTCAAAAAAAGAGTAAGAATTGTTCGTGGAGGTACTTCAGCTTCCAAGACGTTTAGTATTATACCATTCCTAATTACTCACGCTTACAACGAAGCTAATAGCGAAATAAGTATAGTTGCTGAAACCATTCCACATTTAAAACGTGGGGCATTAAGGGACTTTTTAAAGATAATGGATTTAGTCGGTTTGTATAATGATGCAAGTTTCAACAAGTCAAGTTTAATTTATACGTTTCAAAATGGTTCTTATATTGAGTTCTTTAGTGCGGATAGTGAAAGCAAACTAAGGGGTGCAAGACGTGATGTATTATTTGTAAACGAGTGTAATAATATAACTTGGGAAGCTTACTATCAATTAGCCATTCGAACTCGAAAGTTTATTTATTTAGATTACAATCCTGTTTCTGAATTTTGGGTGGATAAAGAATTGATTACCTTGATAACCTTTATTCTTTAATTTACGTCTTACTAAAAAGTCCATTGCTTTTACAGCATCAGCAAACTTCATTTTCTTTAATACTTTCTTTTTTCTTGCACTTTTATTTTTACCTTGTTTTTCTAATCGGTCCGCTAAGTTCTTGTTTTGAAATCCTGGTATTAAGTTACGTGATTTAATCCATTTATCAATCTTTGCACTTTCACTAACTCCCGCTGCTTTACGACCACTATCTACAGCTTCCCAATAATCATTTAAGTAAACGTTTAACTTAATGCCTTCAGATGAATCTACTATTAAGTATTTAATTGAAGCACTTAAAGCACTATCACCAGGATTAGATGAACCGCCAGGATATTTACTTTTGTAACTTGCTGCCCTTGCCTGTAGTTTCTCCGATAAGCTTTTACGCAAATCTTCGACTACCTTAGTTCCGAAAGCTTCTAATATTATTTCAACTTCATTCATTTATTGATTGTGCAAATTGTTCACTTTCCGCTTTATGTTTCATATACTGTATTCGATTTAAAAATCTAGC